CCTTCATGTTAGGAGATTACCATGGCTACCACAGCGTCTAGGCAAGAAATTCCTGTTGGTGAGACTCGCCTCATAAGCGATACTCGTCTTTGGAACCTTTTTGCATATTCGGGTTACGCTAGGATTGTTGCTGCAAAGCATAATCTTGTCGTACCCGAGTTCGACCTCGATGCCCTCAGTGATGAGGAGCTCGAACGTCGTACTCGTCTGATGTTAGACTTGGCTCATCTCCCTCCACGTTGAACAGAAGGGATTCTTTTATTAGGGGCACTGATTATGGCTAGAGCGAACGTAGAATCACAAGTTTATTTCGTACCTTGGAATCGAAAGACGACCAGTGGTGTTGAGACGAATGGGACTTTTAACTCTGGTGACTTCGGTCACTATGCGAGTTATAGGTCTTATACCGGCTCGACCACTCCTGGTTATATGTCGATGTCCAGACGTACAAAGAAAAAGCTTGAGTTTCTTGATCACTCTGTCTATACTCAGCGCGACTACAGCATTATGCCATATAAAGAGCGGCAGGATTCTGGTACTGGTTTAAATAACACCATCCAGCTGACTGCTACCTATAATATAGCGAATTCTGTGATCGTTGCCTCTAACCCTTCACCCAGCCATCTTGCTGAGGCTTACGTGAAGGCCCGCGCTCGGTTAGCTGAGAAGGTCAATGCCATGTCTGTGAACCTCGCCCAAGCGGGTGGTGAACGCAGACAGACAGCTGATCTTCTCGTATCTACTGCTAATCGAATCGTCGGGGCAGCCAGGGCTCTACGCCACGGCCGACTTAGGGAATTCGTCACCGCTCTCGAGCTACCGGCCGGTAAACGGCCGTCAGCGAGGGAGTGGGAGCGAGTCACTAGGACGCCAGTACATAAACGACTAGCCAATCATTGGCTTGAGTATCAGTACGGCTGGAAGCCTTTACTACAGGACGCATTCGGTGTTGCCGAACTGTTGTCGAGTCATCTCGCAACAGATCGATACAACATCGGAAGTCGTTCTTCTGGTTCTGCTGAATTAGTAGCCACTTCCGGTGATCTCACGACCACTCAGACTTGGCTTAAGAAACAGACTAGGACCAGAATGTCCCTGACCTACCGTCTTGAAGACGCAGGTCGGGCCGTCTTGGCTCAGACGGGTATCAGCAATCCCGCGTTACTTGCGTGGGAATTACTTCCTTATTCTTTTGTCGTTGATTGGTTTGTACCTGTCGGAAATTATCTGCAAGCCCTTGATGCTTTCAACGGGTTTACATTTGTTTCCGGATGGGTCGTCAATTCAACTAAACAAGAGTATTCGGAATACCGTAACAGTGCAGTAAAGTCGTGGAGTGGCAACATCTGGACAATAACGACGATTCTACATGCTTCATCATCCTCACGGTCTCAGTATAATCGGACTCGCCTTTCAGGTTTTCCACCTGTAGGCAAGCTGACTATTCATAGTCCGGTAGGAGGTGATCCTGTGAATCGTTTTTATACAGCTGCTGCCCTTTTAACTCAACTGTTCAAGTAACTGTTAACTCAACCAACGGTCTTTCAGAAGACCAAACCTCGGAGAAATCCAAATAATGGCTGCTCAAGGCAACCTGGTGCTCGCCAACGGCGAAGCTACCCCCGTGAACAAGACGTTCAGCCCTCGCGGTGTCCGCCAAGACGCTGCTGTCGGTATGCTTGCATCTTATGCAGACATCACCGGCGGCATCGCCATTGGGTTCCCGACGGTCACACTCAGTGTGCGATCGTCGGCATCCAAAACAGACGTCGACAAGAGGGTCATGACTCCAGTGTTGGAAGTGGTTTCCGGGTCTGATGGGGGTTATACCCCGTCGCCGAAAGTCGCTTACACTCTGATGAGTCGTGAGCAGTTCGTCTTGCCCGCGCGTAGTACGACGGCAGAACGCAAAAATATTCTTGCTTTCAGCAAGAACATGAATGCGGATGCAGTCATGCAAAACGCGGTGTGGAACCTCGAAGCCGTCTGGTAACTATCTGAAGGAGTTTTAATTTCATGAACTCAGTTCTGAAATCGCATTTTTTGTCCACAATCGATCCGTCTTGGGAAGACGGAGAATTTGGAGCAGTAGTGGCATGCTACGTTCGTTATATTTCCAGCGATGGAACGATAACGGAGCAGCAATTCAAAGAGAAGGCCTGGTACAGGCCTGTCTATGAAAAATACCGTTTACTGTATCAAGCGATGCGCGACTTCTTCGTTCAGATAGACGCCAGCACGAACAGGGACCTCTCCCACTATCAGAACTACAAAGTAATGAGCAAGTATCTTACATTTGCATACCGTGAGGCAGCAAAAGGTAATCAATATCTTGACCATTGCTATTTGGAGTTTGATAAGAGGAGGGCCCCTGACGACAGACTTGGCTGCTGCATCACCATCATTGGTGATGGAGCTGGCCATGAAAAATAATGGCAAAGGCTCAGGTTCTTTTCGTGGTATGGATCCTTCCACACCATTAAAGGACTTTACTGATGACATTATTTCTCGTTTTCTTACTGATTGTCAGCATCCACTTGCTAGCCGTCTACTTGACTGTTTTTGCAAGAAAGAGTACAAGGAGCTTACCGCTTCTCGTATCGATCCTGCGGATTACGGTCGTAGCCACGACTTTGCTGTGGACTATCTCCTCACCAGCTTTCTTAAAAAATTCCGAGATTTCGATCTTGGAATTGATCGAGAAGCTGCTGCATTCCAGAAATGGCTTGTAGCTGAGGAGAGCTGTAGTACAACCAATTACTTTTTCCGAACTTTGTGGTCGGGGGGGAGTAACCCTTTCCCCTTCCGTGTTCATCAAGGTATTTCCCTGATGCAACAGAAAATCTCACAAATATTAGGAGAAGTTGACTGGTCGTTTATCAGAAAGAACTGTCGCTTCGGCCCGGGTTCGGACGGTTCCACGCAGGGGCACAAAACCTCTGCGTATAACAAGTTCGCCCACTCGGGTGATCTGACGCCTGGTCTTCTTCCGATCTTCGCTGATCTATTTAGCGAAGACGTACGGGAGGATCTCTCTAATGAGTCTGAACTCGTTAGGGGAAACAGGCTTTCCTTCGTCCCAAAAACAGCCCTTATTGATCGAGCGATCTGCACAGAGCCTAGGTGGAATATCTACCTTCAGCTCGGTATAGGTGAATTGATCAGTAAGAAGCTCAAGATTCATGGCCTTGACATTACTTGTCAAGAACGGAATCGTGAGCTTGCAAGGCTGGCCCACGTCTATGGTTTGGCAACCATAGATCTCTCCTCCGCTTCGGATACAGTGTCCAAGAATTTAATCCTTGAACTCTTCCCTGAAGAATGGAGCGATCTCATCTTTTCTACTCGTTCACCAAAAGCGTTTTATCGCGGTCGGTGGATTGAAATGGAAAAGGTAAGCTCAATGGGTAATGGGTATACGTTTCCTGTCGAGTCCTTGGTCTTCTATGCAGCTTGTTGGGCGGCTTGCCGCCTCGCAGAAGCACCAGAATGTATCGGAGTCTTTGGGGATGATCTAATTGTCCCTCAAGATGTCGCCCCGTCTCTTATTGAACTTCTGTCATATCTTGGTTTCTCGACTAACATCGAAAAATCATTCTGTGGCGGTCGGTTCTTTGAGAGTTGTGGGAAAGACTATTTCGACGGTGTGAACGTTCGCCCTTTCTTTTTAAAGGAAAGGGTGTCATGTGCCGAAGACCTGATGATTCTAGCAAATCAGATTACAGAGTATAAGCGGCGTCTTCCCGACGTGGCTAAAACCCTTAATCTTGACAAGCTGTGGCATTATGTCGTGTCCTTAGTTCCGAAGAAGTTACGCCTCTTCGGACCAATTGGACTTGCTGGGGTGATACATTCGACTTTTGATCGATGCACACCTCGTCCGGCTCCTGATGGTTGGGAGGGCTGGATGATCCCTTGTTGGGTCCCTGTTGCTGTAAAGCAATGGGGTTCTAATTATAGGGGCCATCTTTACTCAAAACTATCAGGTGACCTCGACAGCGGGCAGTTCTTTGTGAACCGTTCCGCTGTACGATGGAAGAAGAAGGTTACGTACGTGCCAACGTACGCAGACTTCCTCTGGGTCTAAACCCAGTTGTCCCTCATATTTAAG